CAGAGGGGTTGCCCCCCCAACTGCAGTGACACCAGAACGGCCCCCCAGGCCCAATCCGCAAGCGGTTTAGGGGGGCTACACGGGACACCTTGAAGCGAGGTTCCCAGGGGTTACTTATGGGGCCCCAACCCAGAAAGCAATTGACCGAAAACGAGTTCGCAAAGCTCGTCGCCCCCATCTTAGGTGGTTGATGGGGAAACCTGTGGATCAGGCGGGCCCAATCCGGAAACGTCAGGAAATCATGGAAACAGGCATCCGAAAACAAGCGCTGAACGACTGGCTACACACCCCTACCAATGAACGTGATCCCTTCCAACCACAGAGTCTGCAAAGTGTTTACTCACCAAGCAGCAAAGGAGCTCTTCCGTGGCAACGACTCGCCTTACCCGTACAACCAGGCCCGTCAAAACCTGGTCCGACTGAAAGTTGCCTTCCAGCTTCGTGGACACGACCTACGCAGGTATGCTGGGGGACCATTACCCCCCCCAGTTCCTTACCGTTGTTCCCAACGGCTTTGCCATGGATTCTGGCTCTTACGACACCACGCAGGGCTGTGCTTGTACTACGCTCTCCAGACACTAGGGAAGTAAAACCCGCACCGTTTCCGGCTGTCCTCGAACGGAAGAATGCTCCAACTCATAGTCTTTCAGGCGAACCAGTGGGCTTCGCCGCGAACACCGCGAGCTCCGGGCCCCGAGGTGTCGAAACAGCTCCTCGGGCCGTGGGCTCACCACCCTACGGACTACGCGCCCCGTAACCTAATCCCACCCTCCGTAACCCGAACACCCCGCCCCGTCCACATGGGTAGGGTCGGCAAAAAGGTCAGGCAGCAAACCAGGTGATGATCGGAACAAATCTCCAAAGTCAGGGCTCTCAAGCCTTACCTCTTCGATCTGGACATTCAAGTCCAAGTTCCTTTCCAAGCGCACCTGGTCACCAGACGTGACGCCAAAGGCAACCTCAAAAGATTTCCTGGCCTCGTCCGTAACCTCGACCTCAACGCCAACCTCGCCTAAAACCCTGTCCACATCAACGCCCAAATAACGGTAATCCCTGTACATCTCAGCACTGGCACTACCGCTACCGAGACGGGACAAAAGGTAAGAGAACCTCCCTAGAACAGGTAAACCTGCGTTGATAGCCAACTCACACTTACCGACCCCGCTGAGATAACGGAGCACAGTAGGTAGAGGACCTTTCAGATGAACATGGCTGCACCCGGCGCCCGAAAGCACCTTGCGCCAATCCCTGACCATCCTCCAGGAGCTACCATCGAAAACAGGTCTAGACTGTCCAAACACAACGCGTTCGAGAACGGTAGTTCTTTTCTCAACTTCGAGCTCATGTCCGGAACAACGGAGCACGCGCCCGGCAAAGCCAGGATCCAAACAACCGGAAGGGAGGAAAACGAGGGCGTTATCCCCGTCGACAAGCAAGTCGAAACGAGGAACTCGACCCAACAAGCAACCGCGCAAGACCGCAAGAAACACTAGGCTATTGCCCATCCCAGTGTTAAAATCGCCTGACGCCCTGCCACCCTCCCTCTCAAACCTGTGTCCCAAGGACGTACGGCCGCTCAAAACCTCTTGAACTCGCAGGAGACCTGCAAGTTCAGCGTCACCGTCGAAGGCAGAAAGGTAGCACAGATGTTCCTGCACTATCTGCCATCTATCAACGTGGCTTTCAAAGCTTTTCGCGTCCACCTCAAACACCTCACACCCGTCTCCAACCTGACCCATCTTGCGACGTA